AAAACCCCATACAAAAAAGAAAAGTTTACAGAAGAACAACTGTTGGATCTGGCCAGATGTGCAGAAGATCCAAAGTTTTTTATGATAAACTATTGTTGGATTCAACATCCAACTAAAGGTCGTGTAAAATTTGATTTATTTGATTATCAAAAAGAACTTGTAGACTGTTATCACAAAAATAGATACAGTATTGCATTAGTAAGCAGACAGATGGGTAAATCAACAGCAGCAGCAGGATATCTATTATGGTATGCTATGTTTGTCCCTGATCAAACTATTCTTATTGCAGCACACAAATATTCAGGTGCTAGTGAAATTATGCAACGTATACGTTTTGCATACGAAACACTTCCAGACTTTATACGTGCTGGTGTAACAAGCTACAACAAAGGTAGTTTAGAGTTTGATAACGGTTCACGTATTATTGCACAGTCAACAACAGAAAATACTGGACGTGGTTTGAGTATATCATTAGCATATTTAGACGAATTTGCATTTGTGCGTCCTAACATAGCCAAAGAATTTTGGACAGCATTATCACCTACATTATCAACTGGTGGTAAGTGTATTATTACAAGCACTCCAAACCAAGATGATGACCAATTTGCACAAATTTATAGAGAGGCTGCCAAAGCACAAGATGAATTTGGTAATAACACTGCTACAGGATTAGGATTAAATGGATTTAAAGCCTTTAATGCTGATTGGAAATATCACCCAGATAGAGATGAAGAATGGGCTGAAGAAGAACGTAACAAAATTGGCGAAGAACGTTTTAGACGTGAACACCTAAATGAATTTATTGCATTTGATGAAACACTTATTGACAGTATTAAATTATCCTTAATGGAAACAAAAGAACCCTATGCTAAAATGGGCCAAGTGCGTTGGTATAGGCCTATACGCAAGGACAAGATATACATGACAGCATTAGATCCTAGTTTGGGAACAGGTGGTGACTCTGCAGCCATACAAGTATATGAAATGCCTGGTATGAAACAAGTCGCAGAATGGCAACATAATAAAACAACAGTTCAAGGACAGATTAAAATATTACGTGAAATATTAATGTATATAGAAACTGAAACAGATGGTGAAGCAGAACAATATTATAGTGTAGAAAATAATACACTAGGTGAAGCGGCATTAGTTGTTATATCTGAAACAGGTGAAGAGTTTTTTCCTGGCACATTTTTAAGTGAAACAAAACGTCATGGTAATGCACGTAGGTTTAGAAAAGGATTTACTACAACACATAAAAGTAAACTTACAGCATGTAGTAAACTAAAACACTGGGTAGAAACAGATAAACTTGAAGTAGCAAGTAAGAACCTATTAGGTGAAATGAAAGTCTTTATTGCACGTGGTAATAGCTATGCAGCAAAAGAAGGCGAACATGATGACTTAGTAATGTCATTAATATTAATAGTGCGTATGGCACAGGAAATTGTTAACTATGAAGAATCAGCGTTTGAATACTTGGTTGATGACGAAGATGATGATTTTATGCAGCCAATGCCATTTAGTATGCTGTAATTTTTACGTTTTGGCATAAATAGTATAAAGAGGAATAACAATGGACTCAGTTGCACAAGAAATATTTAACATTATAAAAGGCGCCAATTATGACGTAGTGCTTTTTACAGATGCTGGAGAAAAAACATTAGACTCTACAGCAGCAACAAGATTTTATATCCAAGATCAGGATATGATGGTTTCATTACGTTCAGAAGATAACAAGTTAGAATTACTGGTTCAAGTAGGATCAGATTTTGACATTAATGCAAACAAAACACTATTAAATAGTTTTAAGAGTGCAGTGCATAAACAAATGGGTGAGTATACAGTGAAAAGATTTGATAAAAACATAGAACCAAAAGACTTCTCGCATCAAAGTGTTACTGAAGGATTCAGTAAAGCATTTGGCGGTGTAAAAACAAGTTACATACAATTAGAGAACGCAAGATTAATCATTAGACACAGCAAAGGTGTTAATGAAGAAAAGCGTGGAGCAAGAAGCAGAAACATACATAGTTTATTTGTTGAAAATGCAAATAAAGAACAAACGAGATTCCCATACAAATATATGGCAGGCGCTAAAGCTATGGCCATGCATGTTAACCATGGTGGAACATTTGAAGATGCTAAAGGCACAGGTATTATGAATATGTGTAAAGAAGCAGCAGAAATGTCACAGTTCCTTACACACGTAAGAACAAACAAACTGGTTAACGAAGGCAATGCTAATGTAGTTGAAACTATCAAATCGCAACTAAAAAGCATTAAAGAAACAGTAAAAGGTCTACAAACACTAAGAGGCTATAATAGTTATGAATCTAAAGAAATAATTGAAAATGAAGAAAAACCGGTTGACATATCTGATAAATTCTTGTATAATACATTTGAGACTGTAGATATGAATGAAGTTCTATCCACAGTATCTCGTATATTTAACGAACGAGAGGGTAAAGATACTATGCATGATAAACTATTAAATGATACAATGGCTATAATCAAATCCGGTGATGATTTAAAATTGAATATTGATGCAAACGATCCAGATAACCCCAATAACGAAGATCCAGTAAAATGGAGCGGAGGAATGGGCCCACTTGCTAAGTTAAGTGCAATGTTATCTTATATTGGTATGACAACTAAAAATGATTCATTATTTAATGTGCTAACGCAAATGAGTAATGATGTGCATGATATGAAAACCGATAATACAATGTTAGCGGCAAAAATTGCTAACTATTTGTATAAAAAAGGCTCAGCAAAAACAATGGAAGTAGCTGTAAGCAGAGAAGAATCAATTACTGATTCGGTCCTTGCAGAACTTCAAAAAAGAATTTCTTAATTTATTAAGAAATAGTGCTTGACAGTAAGCACTTAAAGTAGTATACTGTATAGGCTAACAAAGGCAAAACAACTGTATGCAAAATATTGTATACTTTATAAAACTAATAAAGGCTAACATAGGCTAACAAAGGAGAAATACTATGGCAACACTAGCAGAAATACGTGCTAAATTACAAGCACAAGACTCACGCCCAAGCGGCGGGTCACAAACAGGCGATAACGCCATCTTTGCACATTGGAACATCGCAGAAGGTTCAAGTGCAACATTAAGATTCCTACCAGACGCAGACGAAAGCAATACGTTCTTTTGGAAAGAACGTCAAATGATTCGTTTGAGTTTTCCAGGAGTCAAAGGCCAAGACGAGAACAAACCAGTAATGGTTCAAGTTCCTTGTGTTGAAATGTGGGGCGAGCAATGTCCTGTTCACGCAGAGATTCGTCCTTGGTTTAAAGATCCAGCTTTAGAAGATACTGCACGTAAGTATTGGAAAAAGCGTTCTTATATCTTTAACGGGTTCGTTACTGACAACGAATCAACAGAAGATAACATTCCTGAAAATCCAATTCGTAGGTTTGTTATTTCACCTCAAATTTATAAAATCATTAGTTCAGCATTAATGGATCCGGAGTTTGAAGAAATTCCTACAGATTATGAAGCTGGCACAGATTTTAAAATAATGAAATCTAGCAAAGGCGGATATGCTGATTATAGCACATCTAACTGGAGCAGACGTTCACGTGGTTTAGACCAAACAGAACGTGATGCAATTGCGGCAAATGGATTATATAATCTAAATGACTTCTTACCTAAGAAGCCAGACGCAGATCATTTAAACGCTATCTTTGAGATGTTTGAAGCAAGTGTAAATGGTGAGCTTTATGATGTAGACCGTTTTGGATCGTTTTATCGTCCATACGGTGTAGATGCACCTACAAGTGCAGCTAAAGTAACACCAGCACCAGCGGCTCAAGTTGCGGCACCAGTTGCGGCAGCGGCACCAGTTGCAGAAGCGGCACCAGTGGCACCGGTAGCACCAGCTCCGGTCACTCCTCCACCAGCACCAGCACCAGCTCCGGCTCCTGCTGCAGACAGTGGAGCGGCACCGAGTGCAGAAGACATCCTAGCAGCGATTCGTAATCGTAAGTAAATAACAAAACTTGGGCATGCATACGCATGTCCAAGTTCTTAGATTGGAGATATAAATGGCAAAACCTTTTGACGTAAGCAAATTCCGTAAAAGTATTACTAAAGCAGTTCCTGGACTAAGTGTTGGATTTAATGATCCAGACACATGGATATCAACAGGAAATTATACACTGAACAAATTAATTAGTGGTGATTTTCTAAAAGGTGTTCCGTTAGGTAAAGTAACTGTTCTTGCAGGCGAAAGTGGTGCAGGTAAAAGTTATATAGCGGCAGGAAACGTAGTAAAAGCAGCACAAGACCAAGGTATTTTTGTTGTCTTAATTGATAGTGAAAACGCACTTGATGAAAAGTGGCTACATGCATTAGATGTAAACACAGCAGAAGATAAACTTCTAAAACTTAACATGAGTATGATTGATGATGTTGCACGAACAGTAAGTGACTTCATGAAAGATTATAAAGCAGAATACACAGATAAAGAAAAAGACGAACGTCCTAAAGTATTGTTCGTTGTGGATTCGCTAGGCATGTTACTTACTCCTACTGATGTAGATCAATTTCAAAAAGGTGATATGAAGGGTGACATGGGTCGTAAACCTAAGGCATTAACTTCGTTGGTTAGGAATACAGTTAACATGTTTGGTGAGTTTAATGTTGGCATGTTATGCACAAATCATACATATGCCTCACAAGATATGTTTGATCCAGATGATAAGATATCAGGTGGACAAGGCTTTATCTATGCAAGTAGTATTGTTATTGCAATGCGTAAACTTAAACTAAAAGTAGACGCAGATGGGAATAAAACATCACAAGTTCATGGTATTAGAGCGGCGTGTAAAGTAATGAAAACACGTTATGCTAAACCGTTTGAAAGTGTGCAAGTTGAAATTCCATATGAAACAGGAATGAGTCCACACAGTGGATTAACAGATTTCTTTGAAGGCAAAGGTGCATTAAAGAAAACTGGTAATAGACTTGAATACACTAGTCCTGTTACAGGAGAA